AATGGCAATTAAATGAGCCCGGCTTTGAATATGTAATTGAGGTTTCCCGATTGACATTTGTGCAAATTCGTCCTGTATGCTTTTAGAAAGTTTATCCGACGAATAGCCTTTATCTTTTGCTTCAACAATTATTTCTTTTATGCGTTCTTTCGTAACTTGATTTATTTTCGTTATGCGTTTAGCCGCAACCGCTCTCAATCTCTGCATGGCTTTCGGATTATCAAGTCTGAATGATTCCGGTATGCCCTCATGTTCCACTTGTTCTGATTCAAGAAACTGTTTCGGGAACTTATCTATTGCATAAGCAATCATCGCGCGCCAAACAGTCAAGATAACTGATACGGATTCCTTTTCCGTGAGTTTAAGCGCGTTATTTAATGCCGTATCAATATCCGTTCCCGCGTTTAATTGTCTGATAACTGATTCGCCCTGCTTATCGAATATCCGTTTGAATGATGCGTCAATATATCGTTCAAAATCATATTTGGTCTGTAATTGCACAATTCTATCGCTGTCCTTCAAGAACTTGCTTAAAGCCTGAATAACTTTTTTCAGCCTTAATCGGTCATTTATGGTTGCCGGAATTAAATTAGCCATTTATCTTTATACTTTTTAATGTATCGGTTAATTCTTTAAGTGCCATTTCCATCGTCGGGGGTTTGTTCGCACCCGTTTCAGGTTCTTTCTTCTCGTGCAATTCTTTTGCTAATTTCCCGCTTTCGGGTTCGCCTAATGCTCTCAATATCAATTCTGTAACATATTGGGGGTCGGGTATTGTATTTGCGTTTTGTGAGCCTTTGAGTGTTACTCCATTTACTATCGCGTCTATACGCGCAACAGGGTCATGCTCTAATATATCAGGGAAATCAACATTGATGTTGCGTTCAGCGGGTTCGCCTGTTTTTTCGTCTATCGGCAAAATCCATTCGTCGGTGGCATTATCTTTTCTTGCGCCTTTAATTCCTAACGGTGCTTCTAATGCTCTATCAATTACAAAGTTTAATATGTCGAGAAGAACTGTTCGCCAAAATGTTTGCCGTTCGCGGAATAGCAATTCCATCGGGCGTTCCATGCTTTTTGCAGTTGCAAGATTGCCTGTTGATGGGTCGCCGAAGTAGTGTTCGTATAATCCTGAACCGGCGCAAATCATCAAGAATAACCGTCTTGAACCCGTCGGGTCGGGCAACGCGCCCGCCTTATTTATCGCTTCAAGCATAAATTCTTTTGAGCCGATTGCCACTGCGCCGGGATTAACGGACGAATAATTCGTTGTAGATTCTTTCGATTGCATCTTGCTTTTAACATTCGATATAGCTGATGCGCCGCCGGGCGTATTCCCCTTCCAAGCCCAACGCGCCAATGATTTAGCCACTGCCGACCAGTTCTCAAGAAATTCCTTATACGCTTTTGCCCACGAGATGACTGAATAAAGTTCCGGCACGCCGTATAACATTGTTGATAGACAATTAGTTTTCACATGGTAAATATAAAATGCATCTGAATATTTTGATGGTATGGGTTTGCCGTCAAGTTTGTTGTATAATTCTATATCGGCATAATAATTTTCTTGCGTTTGCTGTTTGACGATTCCTGATTGCGGGTCAAAAGTGTTCTTATTCCAAACGCGCTTATAATACCATTGCTCGCTTCTATCATCGGGATTGCAGATTATTTCGCGTATTTCGGCAAATGGTATTGTTCTAACCTTGCACTTGCCTGTTCGTTTTTCAACGAATAGAGCGAAAAAGACATTGCCGTCAATTTCGAGTTCACATTCTTTTTGGATTAGCGCGTTTTGTGAAGTAAAGTTTTTGAAGTTGGATTTATCATTCAAAAAGTCTTGCACTGTTTCGTTAAGAATTTCTGTGTCAGAATTTATATGGACGCCCTGACCGAAAACATAAGAAGTGATTATGTATGGTATGCGGTGGATTATCGGGTTGCGCAACCAATATATCAGACATTCACGCGCAATTTTATCAAGTCCCGCCCGGCTTAATTCGAGATTAGTTTCAGACGAAATCACCTGCCAACCGGCGATTTCCTGTTCAAGTTCCCATATCGTTTCTTGAAATAGCCGTTCGTTGAGTTTCGTTTCTTGAAGTTGCCTGATTAAATCCGCTTTAGTATTTCGCAATTTGATAATCCTCTTGGTATTCAACGATTATTTGTTCATCGTCCGGTAACATCAGTTCCTTGCCGCCCCAGACAAGCGCGTCCATTCTATCAGGCGAATCCTGATACTTTTCGCTTGGCGCGTAGTGGCACATTTGTTCCTCTAACTCGAAAAAGTTGTTGCCGACATGATGCGCCATGCCGTTTTCATATAACGCGGCAATCGGCTCGGCTCTCGCTATCTTGCCTCTGGATGCGTGGACTTTCTTAACGGGCAGGTTTCTATTATGCACAAGAATATTTTCACAAACTAAATCACCGCCGTTGTTTGCTTCACCGATAATTCTATCAGCCTTATATTTCCAGAATAACTCTATCGCTCTTGACGCCCATTCAAAAGGCGTGTATGTCCCGCTTGCATCTTCCAAAACATAGAAATGCCCGTCTAAACCTTTTGCGCAAACTATAATCCCCGTTTCATCTGAATTTTCATCGGCGGTAACTGCGGGGTCTATTGCTATAACTATGCGCTCAAACGGAACTGTAACGCTGTTTATTCGCAATAAATCTATATTGTCCTGTTGCCATAACGCGCCGACTATTTCCTCAAATGTTGCAAGAAATTCTTGACGATATTGCCGTTCGGTCATTACTTTACGCGCTTTGTCAATTTCGGACTTACTTACGCGCCCGCCGTCGAGTGTAGTGAATTGCCATGCCTTCCAGTCCGGGTCTCCAGATTCCTTTGCGTATTTGTATAATTTGTAAAAATGCCCTTTGCCTTTCGGCGTGCCTGCGAATTTCGCTCCGCCTTCAGTATCAGCAAGCGCGGGTCTTATGACTTCTTCCCAAGTTAATGGATTTATGTTTTCTATTTCGTCGAATAACGCTTCATTAATTCTGATACCGCGCAATCGGTCATAATATTCCGCTCCACGCAATCCGAGTAATGAGCCATTGGTAAATTCAATATCTAAATCTGTTTCGCTGATTTTAGTTACGAAATCCATCGGTATCATGCTTTTAATATCGCGCCAAGCGACTTGTTTAGCCTGCCGGTATGTCGGCGCAATATAGAAGCAGTTTTTGCCTGATACACTTGTAATTTTTAACGCACATACGAGAAGCAGATATGTTTTACCGAAACGACGACCTGTCGGGATGACTTGGAATCTCGTCTTATCAAGAAATATTTTTGATTGCGGTTCTGATAATTTAATTCGTTTTGTCATTCCCGTTGCCGTTGCCGTTTGATGGTGTTACTTCGATAATCAAAGGCTGGGGTGTTTCATGTTGTAATACTTGCGTTTCTTTCCAGCCCGCTTGACATTTTAGGTAGAATATCGCCGCCGTTATATTTCCTTCAATTCCGTCCCTGTATATCTTGTCTGCCATTTTTAATATGCGTTTTGACTTCCCCCTTTTAACGGCTTCGAGAATTTCAGGGTATCGCTTCTTATATTCGCCGAAAGTATCCTGACATATTCCGAGTGCGTCGGCTATTTGACATTCATTGGCAAGCCCCGCCATTGATTCTATTTTGTCTATCAATTCTTGATTAACTTCCAGCTTTTCGGGTCTGCCCGCAGACATGTTAAATATCCTTTTTACACAATTTGACTTAAAATATTTTTTTTGGCATTACTGTTCTTCGGTAGAATTGAAATCGTTAAAGTCAACGAATACCAGCCGTTTACGCCATGCTTTTTTAGCTTCGTTTTTAGCTCTATCGGCTATGCGTTTCTTAACGCAATGAAGTGTTATCTTTTTATGTTTTTCTTGGAGGATAGAAATCAGCGAATCATGCAGGATGTCTTCATAAGAATCCATAACATCATTGTCATAAGCGCATATCAGCGAATGTAATTTCAGTTGTTGATATTGCTTTTCGTTATCAGGCTGATAAATCGTCAATCTTAGTCATTGTCCTTTGCGCATACTCTTGGATTATTACATACTTATCCAACTCAGCCGCGCAAAAGTCAAGAGTAAAAATATTTTTACAGTGTAAAAATCTATAATTGTCGGTGTAACACGAATCTAATCTTCTCTGTTCATCATCTTATTCCAAGTCTTATCCGCCTCAATTTGCGCGTCAAGCATTTGTTGATAACGCTTTTCAATCACTTCGAGATATTTCGTTATCCCATCAATCTGCTTGATCATTTCGCGTTGAGACGAATGATATTCTGCTTGCATTTGTTGCGCTGGTTTCATTTGCCATAATACCATTACCACCAATATCGCCGTGACGATAATTGATACAATGACAAATACATCTAATAAACTCAATTTGTCTTTCATTTTTTCTTTTCCTTTCTGTTTTTAACCGTTGCCTTTACCACCGGCTTCTTTTTTTATGAAATAACTCAATATCGGATTTATGCGAGGATTCTTTCTATCAGGCGTATTGGTCATTAAGCCTACGGATTGCCCGACAGCGTTTGTGTGAAAAAATAAGGGCCACCAGCAGAAATCCTTGAAGATTGAGCCTGCAATAGCCGTTACTGCCCGACGCCAGTTATGAGCGGGATTCTCCCATGCTCTAAAATTTTCATATTCAGGCTGTGTATTGTAGTCATAGACGGCGGCTTCGTCGCATACAACTTTACAACCGCTCCGCATTAATCT